GTCCGTTTAGTAAATGGGTTTATTTAGAGGATGGCCTCAGGCTGGCCATTATTGGGTCGAAACTACTCTCCATCCCAGATTCGGGTAAACCCTATATCTGGAACTGGCATAAGCCTCTGGATGTAGGGAAGAAATCTCGACTTCCAATATAATAGGTTATAGGATAAGGAGAAGACCTTCTTGTCTTTTTCCTTGACATGAAGGATCTGAAAAGCATGTTTCTCAGGATAAAGCGGCTCTATATAGTCGCCATCCCACCTAAACCCGGCAAACTCCGAGTCTCCCGAGACTTGCTTCAAAATACAATACCGGCCTAATAATTCTGCATACTCTGGCAGAAAAGGCATAAAATCCTGTATTGTATCATCTCCCATAGCCCATATGTTATGTATTTGCTCTCCCAGCTCAATTGACACTCGAACGTGCAACAAAAGCTGCATCAATGAATTGCTAACAATGGTATTCACGCAACCGGACTTCATTAATCCCGGTTGCCGTACTCTAAACACCAATCCGCCACTCGTCATAAACTCATTCTTTATAAATAGTTCATGGTAGCGGAACCTCGCGAGATCTTCCCAGAGGCTCTTCTCTGTTCCGAAGATCAACCGCGAGCGCAGTTCCAATTCGAGGTCTACTAACCAAGCGGAGACGGTCCAGTCCCAACCAGTCTTATCACAGGCCACCATACCACTCTTCGGCACAGAATTCCATCCCCCCTTCATCCATCCCCATCCTACCCGGACTGGGGTGTGGTGATGATTGTCGAGGAATGCTTGGTTTTGAAAGCCAAAGATCATCTGATCTAATATCTGGTCGACTACAGAGACTGAGGAAATCAATCTAAATCGCTTTTCCTCTATCTTCTTTTTCGTATGTGGTTCAGGCTTGATAAAGAGTCTTATTGGGTCTGAATCCCTGTTTTTCAATCTCTCCTGGACCATAGCCCAGCAAGCATCTACTCTTTCAGGGTCAGGCAAACCGTCTTTAACGCGAAAGAAAGCACGGTTGTTTGGGTACTCATACATATATGGAAACCCTGGGGAGCTATCCCACTCTAGCTCCTTAACAACTCGAACATAATGCGAATATTGCATAAAATCTTCTGGTATAAACGCCATAGCGTCTGTAACATACTTGGTGGTCTCTCCTAATATGGCTTCTTTGTCCTGAGGCGGGGTCTGTTCAACCCTGTCTCTCAAGGGCAAGTGCCATCTCAGAGAGTGAATCTCGGCCGTGTGTCCAAAAGAGGGCCAGGAGTACTCCTTCGACAACTCTTCTAAATAGGACACATCTTGACCCCAGTCATAGCGTTGAGGCATTACTGGGTTGACGTAGACGGCTCGTTCTTTCCGGACGAACTCGATGTACTTCTCGAGTTCCCGGTAGATTTCTTGCCAGTCCTCCTCCTCGCGTTGCGTTTCCGACGCGACTCCAGGTGCTGCTGTTTGAACTGTTCCTCTTCCGGGGTCAAGTTCTGCTTGTTCCTCAGCTCCTTGTACCTCTCCCGCTGCTGTTTCTGGGTCATTGAGCTCATCTTCTCGCGGGCTTCCTCCGCAGCCGATATATGTTCCAACTCCACTTCCACATTCTTGGACTGAGTTCGCGTTGCTATCGCATCCCGAACTTTCCGAATCAGTGGGGGCGTCACTATCTTCCTCGGCTTCGTCGATTCGCCATAGGCCTTGAGTTTCAAGGCCGAGATCCGTTCCACCAAGGGGATCGCAGGGTTTTTGCTGGTCCTCCTCTTTTGAGCCACCACCTGTGGCGAGTCCTCCGAAAAGAGGGCTGCCGGTAGGTTCGCAAACCCCCGATCTATGGCCCAAAGTTCCACATTCTGCAAGCGCTCCTCTAAAAAAGCAATCCTGCCGTAGATCTTATAGATGTCATCATCTATTTGGGTCACATTTCCTCTAAGATCTTTAACATTCTCATCCATATTGGAAACACTCTCCACGAGGATTTTCTCATTCTCCTCCAAGGACTCTATCCTCTTGAGCATGTTTGCTCTGTGGAGTGGTGTTTCCGTCAGACCCTGCTCCGCTTCCTGCGGCACATCACTCTGGCCTATAACTCGCGAGGTAGATGGTCTCTGATCTATCACTTTCCCTCTCTTCCCCTCGCAAGCATGTAAAAGGCCTGAACAACTGCAAGTTTCCTCTTGCAGAAAAGTGAAGGCTTTATTAAAAGCATTCTGAACTTGCAGTAATGTTTCAGGGTCCATTGAAGGGAGAGCTTGCTTCATGCTCTCCCAATACATTGGATGTTTCTTATGTTTGTGCTGGTTCTTCCGCAACCATTCGGTTGCCCTTTCGTCTCCCGATCGCGATGCGTACATGAGTTCCTCTATATCTAGGTCCTGCCAATTATCATGAGTTTCCACCAATTGGACTGGAGTGTCATAGGCAGCTAATCCTGACACTCCATGATTTCTTCTGGCCTCAGTTACTGTGAGGTACTCTAACTCTTTCGCGATGAGTCTGGATGAGAGTCCTACGTTAACTTCACAGTCAACTCCTATATGGATTCCAGCGACCTGGCCTTGCATAACATAAGCCGCCCCTGAATATCCCGCTTTCGTGGACCCTCCGTACGAGTACTGCCCAACACTATTGGTCTTCTTGAGGTCTCCCCTTGAGAGACCCGCATATCCCGCACAAGAAGCTCTACCTTGCAAGCTAGAAGCTGTTAAGGTAGCTTTCTTGGCTCCAAGCGCAGCCCACTGGGCTTCGCCCAGGAAGAAGTATGCTAAATCAAACTTCTGGGATTCTTCCATCCTCCCTTCCAAAACCATAGAAGGCCGTAAGGGAACGGATATGATCAATTTGTTGGTTGGCCATTTTCCGGCCAATAATACGTGCCTTGGGACAACTAAACAGTTCTCCACGCGTATACCATAGCCCAAATGTGAGTTGACAAACAATCCCGCCTCACATATCTGGACTTGGCAAGCCGGAATTGGCGCTTTCTCAAACGCCGATCCTTCTCGCATGGCCTCGTATTGTACTCGAGTCACACCCCTCAACCTCAGGCTAACCTCTTTGAGGCTCTGCCTGAGGGAGATCCAGACTCGGAGCAAAACCATAACTCCTATCACCCCCATCATATAAGCTTTACTGGCCTCGAACGCTCTTTGAAAGCTTTCAGAGGCCATCAAGACCCACGCTTGCACCCACGAAAAATCCGGCATAACCGGTCGATAGACTATTCTCTCCCTGGTATCCCACAATATTAGCCACAAAGCTAAAGGAACCATCGGGAACGTTATCAGCCTTCGATTAGAAACTACCACAGCTAGGATGATTAAACATCCAACAAGCTGTAGCTGTCCTGCATTCTGCAGAGTTTCAAGCGCTAGTTGCTTAATTGATTCCATTTTTAAACTTATGTGTGATTATAAGTTATGATTTCTTTTACAAAATTTACAAATTCTACTCGAGTGGCAAG